AGGTATTGTTTTCTCTGCCCACCTGAAATCGTTCTTGTTGCACCAATCAGCGTAGGTTGTTTTACTACCTTTGTAAATTTTATTTCGTGCGTTCATAAATACAAATCGTATATCAAGATCTTTGTGTTGTTGCTTTACCAAAGCCATCTTTACTCTGTCTGCTTTATCTAAGTGACCCTTTGCTTCTACATATATACCACTCTCGACTATATAGAAATCAGGAGTGTATGTTCTAGGCTTGGGTATGTAAATAAACTTCTTTGATTCATACTCAAACTTAACTTTGTTCTCAGCCAAACCTTTTGCAAGATGCAACTCAAAGCGTGATCTGTATTTCATTCTGTTCATATTTTCTTTTTCAACCCTAAAGACTGTAGTCGTTTTTTTACATACCCTGCCAGTTTGGGGGATTGTTTTTCTAGTATAAGAAGTTCTTCTGTTAATCCAAGTATCGGAAGGCATATTACTTTACCCTGATCGCTAACGTAGTTTATTGTTTGAAATTGATTTTCTATTTTTACTATATCTCTTTTTTCAGTGTGAGAGGTGAGAGTTCCGTTGTTCGAGAAGTTTTCACGAAGAGTAAGGGGAATACCTCTATCATGTTGACGTAAATGAACAACGTCTCTCCCACCACCTGTCTCCACATGGGAGTCTATATAAACGTGGTACAAGTCCTCGTTTAATCCTAAAAGATCTATATGAAATTGATGAACATAAATGATTGCCATTATAGCGATTTCCTCTTCAATTTAGAGTACCATACTTGAGGTGGCTGTTTAGCTTTTGATGTTATCTTATCGTGTGATACTGCATCTTTCCAACAGTGTGCTTTGTACCCACACATAGTACACGGTCTAGGTAACAATTTGTTTCCTGTCCTGACTTCTTGACCATCTTGTTTGTACACCTCAAATACATCTTTGAAGGGTACTTTGAACTCAAGAGATTCATCTGTCAACACTTTAATTCGTTCTTTGGCATCTGCCATATATTCTTTTCTGTCGTCTGTTTGCCAATCAGGTGCTTCAACCACAGTGACTTCGCCACTTGATTTGTTTATGACAATCCAACCACCAAACGGTAATCCTGTTGCTTCCCCATACAAATGCCCTTGCATGATATAGCCAAATGGGTCATCCTCTTTTATTTTTTCGTATCCACCGTAACCTGTATACTTAAACTTGTATGCCCACTCACTTGCAGACTTTATATCCCAAACCTTATCTTGTCCAAACTCATCACGTATAATCAAATCCAACGTGCCACTTACATTTGTACCATCTATGTTTAGACTAACGGCTTTCTGTTTATCTACGATATCAACGCCTGCCTGTTCTAACACAAGAACAGCTATGGCTTCTACAATATCCCCAAACAGAAACCTGAATAGCATATTGTATTGTACCTCTTGTTCAATGCCTTTCTTCTCAAGGAGTTGTTGACACAGAGGTCTACCAAGACCTGACATTCTGATCTTGTACTGTCTTTCTTTATTTAATTGTGTAGTAACGGAATCTCTGCAGGAATCTGCAAAGTCTAAAACGGCTTCAGGGGGAATTGAAACTTCCCCCCTACTTGCACGTTCCATGTAGTCTTGTATTTTAAACAGGAGAAGCATTGAAATCGTCTGCCAAGCTTTCTTCTCCAACCACTACCTGTAGCTTTGCAGAATCTCTATTCTGATCTAGTACAGATTGATTGGCTGCCTTGACTGTATCGGCAAACTTTTTCATTAACTCCTTATCTTCTACAGATATATCAGTTTCACTTTGAAGAGTTGGAACAGGTGTCCAATATGTAACCGATCCCTTCTTCTGTTTAGCCGTACCCATATTGATCCAACATTTCTGCATGATCTTTTTCTGTTTGGTTAGGCTATCAATAAAATTCCTCATCGGAACAAACCCTGACTTCTTAAAGTATGCAACAACAGGATGACCATCAATTTTGACTGCTTCCTTATTACCCTTGACGAAATCACCTGATATCACACAGTACAACACTTGATTGCATACTGCCATTCGTGATCTTAACTTGGATGGATCATCATCTTTAAGTTTCTCTTCATCTGCCACAGATAGACGACCACACTTGTTGCCACCTTCTGTATCAGGAAAGTCACCTGACAGAGTTGGTTTCTGTACAGACTTACAAGAAAAAGTTCCTTGCTCCTGATCAAACACACTCCATTCATAGGTTCGTAAAATTGGTCTAATTCTTACTGTCTTGGCGTAGACCATTTCGCCTTCATACATCATCTTCCAATCGCCACGTGTTAAGGTAGCACCATCTTCAGTTTCCATATCGTAGTTTATGTTTAGTCTTGAAAGTCCTTGATTTGATTTCTGTGTCGAAGTCTGACCAGTCAATGCCATCAAAGATTCCATGTCGTCACTACTAAAAGAGCCAACGATGTTGTCAATTTCAGTATTCATAGTTTGTATGTTTTCCAATTTAAATATCCTTTTCTATCTATTTAAGGTTAACGTAATCAGAGGTTACAGATCTACTTCAGATAAGTCAAGCCAATTTTTACCTATTTTTAATTCAATACCTACAGGCATGTCGTATTCTATGCCATACCTACGTTTCGTCTCACTTGGCAGACACAACATTGCTTCAGATAATACATCGATACACTGTTGCTTTTCACTTGGATGAACATCAAGCACTATTGAATCGTGTACTGTGTTGCAAATAACCGACTGCATTTTGAGTTCTCTCATCTGTCTATCTAGCTCTACCAACGCAATAGGCAATAGATCAGCCGTAGCGAACCCCTGAACAGGGTAATTACAAATAGCAGTACGATTGGTAGCTGAACCCCACTCTGTCCATCTAGCGTCAGGAAAACAGTATTCTCTTCCTGACGGTAATTTTATAATTTTTGTAGTCACGGCTTGTTTCTCAAGTTCTTTGTGCCACTCACTTACCTGTTCATACTTCTCTTTGAATCTTCTGTAGTATGCCTGTTGACTTTGTGTACCACTCACACCACCATACAACGGTTTGAATGTGTGTGCCTTTGCTTCCTGTCTAGAGCAGCCAATGATAGATGCAGTGTAGCTGTGAACATCTGTGCCTTTCTTTACATCATCGTATACTTGATTGTCCTTTGCAAGAAAGCCTGCCACTCTGAACTCTAACTGTGAGTAGTCACCCTCAAGTATAAACCCATCGTCAAATCTACTTTCGACAACCTTACGTATAGCAAACGTAGAACCACGTGGCATGTTTTGAAAATTAGGATTACGACTAGATAGCCTGCCTGTTGCTGTTACACATTGCATAAACTCAGGATGAATGAAGTTGTAGTCATCAACATTGTTTTTCATTCCCTCTACAAAGGTAGACAGATAAGTACGAAGAGCATTGTAGCGAACATAGGCTTCACAAAACTCACGTGCATCACCACTTAGTTCAGATAGCCTATCTTCTAGGGTCACCTTATCTGTCTTGAAACCTGCTGATGCTGTGTCTCTTGGTGTACGAGGTATGATTTTAAAACCTGCCACCTCGCCTGTAGATGTATAGACTACACCTTTACCCTCACAGATTTTACATATTCGTTTAGCTTTACCAACACTGCCATCTTTCTTGAGAGGTGTTATCCTACCTGATCCACGACAAGTTTCACATTGACGACCAATTGTTTTGTAAACTATGTCAGTCATACGTCTTACATATTGTACAAAGTCTTTGTTCTTCATACGTGTACGCATCTTAGGTTTGATTGTATTGCCACGCATCTCGTGTCCAAGATTGAATGTGAGTGACCAAAGAGATTTATCTTTTACCTTTCGTGAGTAAAGCAACACACTTTTATCATCAGGACTTGCAAGATTGATAGGAGTATCTCCCATTGCGTTCTTGGCTAGTCTGTTCAGCTTAGTTTCCAACATGGTCATCTCATCCATGTATTGTTTTTCAATCTGTTCTAAGGTATCTGTATTTATCTTTAGTCCGTTGTGTTCTATCCTAGATAGCGTGTTCGTCATCTCGAACGACAGTTTTAGTGTTTGTTTCATATAATTCCTCGAATGTTAAGCCAAAGGCTTCTAGTTGTTTTACTGCAACCTGTTCAGTTGCGACTACATCGGCAATGCCGTATTCTTCTACTATCTCTGCAGGTATGTCATAGAATGTCTTACCATCTTTGAGATACGGTTTAACCAAATCTACTTCTTTTTGAGTAACCTCATATCGTTTTGCAAGAGACTCAAGTGACAAAGACCAACGCCTACCTTTTGATCTTAGGTATTCTGCTACCATCGTATCGTACAGAACTCCATCGTAAGTAAAGCCACATGATCGCAACCATGTTATGTCAAACTTGATGTTTTGTCCAATCAGAACATCTGCCTTGTCCAAATCTTTTTGTATCAAGTTTACAATATCTGACTCATAATTGTACTCACTATCTTTGTGATAGAAAAACTTATAGTTAACGTGATCGTTTAACAACCACTTCCAACCTATTGATACTAATCGATTATTGAAGTAGGGCAATGCAGTAGTGCCACCCCCCTCTTTGTCTCGATGTGTAGTTTCTACATCTAAAGTTAACACGTTCATCAATAATATATCCCCCTTGAAATATCTATTTGGGCATTGATCATACCATGCCACCCATTGATCTTGTTCTTAGATATACAGATGTGTCTTACTATGTTGTCTATCTCACTCGATCCTGTCTTGCCTATACCTATAATAATGTCAGCTTCACCTGCCTTACCTGTCTTGGAATTGTCAAGCATAGCATAATCTATAAACTGTCTGTCGTGTGCATCGTAACTTGCTTGACTTACTGCCCACACAAGACACACGTTTCTTTTGGCTATCTCTCTTGCAGACACGTAAGTTTCCTTCAAACGTTCATCTCCACGATTGTACTCACCACGTATTCTGAATTTGTCTAGCTGATCACAGAACATGACATCAGGTTTGTTCAGCTTGGCATACTCATCTACCTCTTCTACAGATGTACCCACCGAATCCATGATAGTCAGGTAAGGTTCTATCTCTGTCTTGTATCTATCTAGGAGACTAAACCTCTGTGCTACCATCTCTTCCTTTGTCAGTTCAAAGTATGATTGAATGATACGTAACTTAATTCGTTTGGCAGGTTCTTCGTTTGCCCAATACACAACCTGAAACCCCTGCCGTATGTACGATGATGCAAGAAAGCAACAGAACGTTGTCTTACCTACTTCAGGTCTTGCAAACAAGATACCTAAGTTGCCACGATCTAAACCTTTGATGTTCTCATTTATTAAGTTGAATGTGAATGGGAAATCATTGTCACCTGCTTCTTCAGATAACAGTTCGTTCAAATCTTTGTCAACAATGGTGTAGGTTGTTTTGTCACCTATCCTACCATCATCTACACTTTCGATAAGTTTCTTTAACTCACCGAACTCATCACTGTCACCAGTGAATATGTCTAATGCTTTCTCTCCTATCTGTCTAGCTTTGTCTCGCAGCCACAGGTTGTTTACAATGTCACTATGTAACTCATCGCTTTCATTTGGTGCAACGAGTTGTACAATCATATCCTGTACACGATTCCTAGCTGAATCAGGCATGGCAGGATTACGATCATTAAATATTGTAGACAGTTCAGGAACAGACAGACTACGATCATACTTGGTATGTGAATATACTATCGTATCAAATATATCTTTTAGTTCATTGTCGAACATAGTTCGATCAATTTTATTTTTTACTTTATTGAAGAAATCAATATTGAGACAAAAACCTAGTACTTGTCTGTCAATCGATATAACGCCTGATGAACTCATTTCTTTCCCCTTTTTCCATATCTTTCAAATCCTTGTTCAAAACAATTAACTTAGTTGGAACGTAGTTCCGTAACTTTCTTATCATCATGTATGCCTTAGACGTTGCATCTTTGTCAAGTGCTACATAAACTTTCTTAAATCTTTTTATCACATCCATATGTTCATTAAGTAATGTCGTTCCCATCAAGGCTAGTCCTGTTACCAAATTGGATACTGCACAGGCTGAAGGGCAATCTTCCACAACAAAACAGTTGTCACTATTACCACACACATAAGGATGTTTGCTATTGCCATATCTTCTCCACTTAGGTTTGTATCCATTCAGACTACGACCTGTTCCGTCAATCACTTTATTGTCACTCTTGACAAGATAGACTACTCTTTCTTGTTGAAAGTCATATCTTATGTCAGCCAATCCATCTAGGTAAGCATCAAGTGATCCTACTTTCTTTACATACGCTTCTGCTTCTTTACTACGTGAAAACGAGACAAACGTGTCAGGTATAACAAAATCATTTGTCACTTCAGATTTTGTCACTCGTTCTTTAAATGCAACCTTTGAGTTCTCCTTAGTCAGTTGCACTCCTGTAGATCCCTTAGTGTGACAGTCAGCATGAAAGCAATACCATAGTCTTTCAAATCCTGTATCAGTTACACTAAAGGTGTTACTCCTATGACAAACAGGGCAATCACCCCTATAACGCCCATAAGAAACAACGTGTAAATTTCCCACATAATTCTTTACCCATTCCATTTAGAAATCATTACTACGCAACAAAATTATTGTCAACATAAAAAATAATTTGACGTAATTTTAAATACGTGGTATGTGTGTGAAACCCTTTGGGAGAACACACACTATGACTAGACCAAACAAACTATTTAAAGATACCACGTCATACAATTTGACGATAGAAAAAAAAGATTACGAAGAACTAAAAAAGTACTCGACAAAAGAATCTGATACGTTTAACATGCAAGTAAGTATTGCAGATTTAATTCGTACATCTGTCAAATTATATTTAGAGGATTTACATAAAGCGTATGGAAAAGAAACAAACCAAGACAAGCATACAACAAAGAAGTGATGGTATGTGGATAGTTGACGCTAAGTTGTCAGCCGTACGTATAGGATTACAAGATAAGGAATTTGTCAAAAAAGGACACAACACAGATTATAGATTGTGGATAACCTGTTTTGTCGCCAAGACAAAAAATGCTTGTGTTGATTGGCTAAGAGACAATATGGCTATGCTAGATAAGCGAAGCCAGAAGTATTCTGTTAATGTCAGGCAACATAAGGAAAGCACTAACTAACTTTTCCTTTCATAAGTTGGTGCTTTCATAAGCTCATATTTCTCCTTACGTTAAAGAGGGGAGCAACCTTAAAAAGTTGCTTCTCTTTTTTTTTTGTTGACAGATAGTTTTAGTTAGTTGTATAAGTTTCCCTGAGTGATATACACTCCTATACTAAGAACAGTTAAATGAAAGGAAATAGTATGAATTGGCTTAACTTATGTAGTGGTGGCGAGATAGGTCGCCAAGCAGTAAAAGAGTTGGGGTTACCTGTAACTAATTGGTTTAGTTCTGAGATAGATAAGTTTGCTATCAAGGTAGCTCAAGATAATCACAGAGATATAATTCATATAGGTGACATAAGAGATGTCATTGGTATAACAAGAAACTTACCTATGGATGTTATTCTATGTGGGTCACCTTGTCAGGGATTTTCTGTGGCAGGCAAGGGGTTAAATTTTGAACATCCTCAATCGAAGTTGTTTTTTGATTTTGTCAAGATATACAAATACCATTACGAACGGTTTCCTCAATGTAAGTTGTTGTTTGAAAACGTACGTATGAAAAAAGAATGGCAAGACATTATTCTAAGTACACTACAAGAGATCAATCCTAATTTGAAACTTTACATGATCAATTCATCTATTGTATCTGCACAGAATAGACTACGTATGTACATAACAGATTTTGAGTTCGACATACCTGAAGATAGAAATGTCAAACTTCGTGACATAATAGAGTGTGGTTGTGTGGATAGGGAAAAGTCATATTGTCTAGATGCAAACTATTGGAAAGGTGGTAACTTGAAAATGTATTTTGAGAAGTCACGTAGACAGTTGGTATTTGGAGATGGTTGCAAACAAGTTGGGATAGCTGATCTGAATGGACATGACATACTAAAGCGTGTCTATTCTATCGAGGGCAAGTCACCTACATTGAATACGTGTAATGGTGGTAATCGAGAACCTAAAATTGTCTGTGGGGATAAACCTTTGAAGTCAGCATCAATCACAGGTCGTAGACTAGACAGACAAGGCATACGTAAGGATAATGATCTAACTGTTCCAATTACCCAAACCTTAGAAGTATCTGATTCTGATAAGTCACGGTGCTTATCTACATTGACTAAGGATACAGTTGTATCGCCTTTGCCAAAAGGTAGGTATCCTGATGCTTATGGAGAAAACGCTTTACATTGGAGAAAGCTTACTGTAAAGGAATGTTGTCGGTTACAAACGTTACCTGATGATTACTGTAAGTCAGTTAGTAATAGTCAAGGCTACAAAATACTTGGGAACGGTTGGACTAACGAAGTCATTAAGTTTATATTGAAAGGAAAAGCTAATGAAAGTAAGTAAATTAATTCA